CACGGTTTGAGACAGCGCACCGGGCGGGTGTGGTGCGCCGATAGAAAGGAGTTGTGCATATCATCTGTCCAGTTCTGCGGTTGATGTTAATGTTCGTTCAAGCACAGGGTGCTAGCGACAGAGCATTTTACAAAGACACGATACGTATACTCGGGTTTTCCCTCTTTGCGCTCTTGCGGTGCCGTTGCAACGGTTTCTGGTTTGTCATAACCATGAAAAGGACCACCTTATCGCCAGCATTCTGTGCTTGAATTGTTAATGTTCTAAACCAATTTCGACACTTGTCGAATATGGTTTTCAACTGGGTACAAATTGTACCCGTTTGCTCAGTTTATTGACATATGGCAGGTCATTGATTGATAACCTATTCTTCTCCTAATTTTTTAATCAACCTATGAACACCACGTCCTGAGCCGATACCCTTACCTGACCACCAGCCTGTGTATGGATAGAGTTTTACAATGTGATTTTCCCTGTCATCTTTGTTATAGATATACATTGCTCTCTCGTTATCATTCCAATCTGCAACGTACCCAGCCTCTAGACATAACGCCAATGCGTATCGCATACGGTCTGGTTCAAGTGCTTCTCGACGTTCTTCACGCTCTTTCTTCATAGCGTCAAATTCTGCTCTTAATTCACCCATTAGTCTTTCCTCTTTTACTTATTCGTCCGCCTTTAATGCCTGCACATTTCTTTACAAAGTGAGTGCCTTCAATTAAATCGCAGTCGCATTCGATATCTTGCGCAAATCCTTTACAACTTCCGTGGCTTGCAAATGTAGCAGAGCCACCTTTTCGTCCAATTTCTGCGTAGAAGTTCGGGTTATTCGCTAGGTTTTTCTGAGCGGCTTTTAAGCCGCCCTGCTTGGTTCCTGACATTGTCTCCTCCTTACCCCCGTAGGGTACATTTAGCTTTCATTTGTATCTGACGGGTCAATTCCAAAATAAATCTTCCAATCTTCTCGATTTTCTCTTATAGATTTTTTAGCGTCTTCTTCGGTTGCGTAACGTACGAGCTCACCACTGTCAGTACAACTGTCTCTCATAGAGTGGAGTTCTTTATCCGCATAACTGTAAAAAACAACCCACCCGCCGTTTTCATTCTCGAAATCTGGCTTAAAGTCTGAAGTTCGGCGTAGCCTAACTTCTGCTAGCCTTCGGTCGAGAGCTTCTTCACATTCTTCTTCAGTGCGATAGACAAACCCAAAAGCAAGACGTTTATTGTCTGTATAATTGTCATTCCAAATATCTGAACATACACTCCCATGGTCACTAATGTAGAAGTACCAATCGTCATATTTAGGCTTCCAGTGAATACTGTCTGTCGGTTCTTCCATTTCCTCGAACCACTCGTCGAAGTTGTCTATATCTTGAATAGCAAATTGAGGATCTTCTGGTATGTCTTCACCTGGTACAGCCACAGCTAATTCTCTGGTTCCATCAGACATACTAACAATCTCTTCAAAAATGGTGCCAGCTTTAATTGTGGGCGTATCTTTTAGAAGCTTGTATTTCATGCCTTTATTTCCTTTCCATCTTTGAAACATTTTAGATAACCCATTTTGCCGCCAACCGATTCACAACGAGCTTTAACGTCCATGGCTTGTTTTTCTTCATTAGAACTGATAACAGTTAGAAAAATGATTAGTGCAAATCCACCTATAGTTATCATTATCAAAGCTATTTCAAGTATGTTTGGTAAATTATCCTTTATCATTTCTTCACCTTGACTTCCTTAATTTTTGGTCGCTCGCCTTCGATTCGGCTATCGAGGATTTGATTGATTCGATGAATAATAAACTCTCGTTCGTTCAATCCTCTTAATGCGTCATCCTTCATCTCTAGAAGATCGATAGTACTCATCTCATCTAATGACTGATAATCATCTTCGTAGTAAGGTTTTACTTCTTTTTCCATTTCTTTTCCTCCTCTTTCATCCATTCTTTGTCCTGTTTAGCTATTTCGTGTTCTGAAATTGCTACGAAAATTAGCAAGGCTATTACGATTATTATCCAAATTAAAATAAACATTTATTGTCCTTTGCTTTTTAAGTCTTTAATTAAGATCTCTAGCTCTCCATCCGTCCATTTGTAGGGCTTTTTCATGCTTTCCAACAGGTCAACGATATCTTCGCCGTAAGTTTTAAGCATGAATCTTGTGTAGCCAATCATATTTCCTTCATCGAATCGATTACACGATCTACATTGTGCGTGTACATTTCGCTCGTCGTATCTGAGAGCCATCCATCTTCTGTTTATGAAGTGTCCAGCGTCAGCCTGTTCAAAAGGCTTTCTCTGACCGCACGAGCAACAAATAAAGAATCCATCTTCAGAATCTCTCATTCTTATATATTTTGAGAAAATCCTATCAGCTTTCTGAATTAGTTTTCGACTTGCCACGCTATTCTCCTAAACGCCAAACTCTTACGAATCTGCCATTCATAATCGGTCGTTCACTTTTTCGCCAGCCAACAGGCTTAAAATCATCACATCTGAATATGTTGCCAGTTGTGTTCCTGTGTATGTATTCAGGGCGAGGGCACTCTTTTAAGACGTCCTCGATCGTGATAAGCGATTTATCTTCTAATAGTTTCTTAGCGGTTACACGAGCCTCTTCTAGCCACGCCTCCCGCTCTTTTTTGAATAAATCTTTGACGGTTACCATATTAGCTTGTCCTCTGTAATAAAACCGTCTAAAGTTGTTATTTTACGTATAGTCCCGCCAGATTTTTTTCTAAAATCTCGAGCCTCTTTTCTTGTCGTAAAGTTTCTGCTTAGCGTTTTGTTTTTGACGATGTACGTTGTGCAGTTGTTTACGTCTCTTAATCTCTGTGAAGCCATTATCTTCCCCCCAATTTAATCTTCGTGAGATTACTAAATTGTTATCTATAAACGTCCACTTAAACTTCCTCATAAAACTGATGTCTGGGTCTACAATCCGTATCGTAAACCCGTTGTCAGTTTCGAGAAGGTAGACTTTTTTTCTTCTCGTCATTTAACCTCCTAAAAAGGGATTTCATTCAGATCTACTGGCGTGCCGAGATCTTCGCTTGGTTTCGCTGCTTGAGCCTTGCCGTCGCTCAAAAATTGAACCTGCTCGACAATCACTTCAGTCGCTTTACGTTTATCACCGTCTTTTTCCCACATCCTAGTTTGTAGTCGACCAGTTACACCAATCTGTTTGCCTTTTGGTGCGTATTGAGCCAATAACTCGGCTGTTTTATTCCAGGCTGTCATATTGATGAAACTTGGTTCAGAGTTTTTATCACCAACTGCTAGAGTAAATGAAGCTACAGACTTGTTAGTGTTAGTTTTTCTAACTTCTATATCCTGAGTTACTCGACCGATTAAAGTTACACTATTTATCATATTCCTCCTTAAAACATTAATTTTTGGACTTCTTTTTCTACTAGCTCGAGGGTAGCGTTTTCTACCCGCTTTACTATTTCGATTTCCTCTTTATAGTCTTCTCGATTTAACTCAAAAATCTGCAATCCTAAATCTGGATTTGAGAACACATCTGAGTAGATACAGAAGTAAAGCTTCTTCAATTTATCGTTTACTACAAAGTATTGAAGAATCTGCGGCTTGTATTCGGAAGGCGGATGTTTTTCATAGTAAGCTTTTACTACTTTCCAGCTATCAAGACATTTGATTTCTACAGCTTCTGTTTCGTCTTCAAACTCGCCGTCTGGTGAGCAAATCATATATTCGTTTTCTTCAGATTGCCAAACTCGACCAGGGATAATCTTCTTACCTAGCTTTTCACTGATTAAATCTCTAGCTTCCTCTTCTAGGATTTGACCTCTCAGCATAGCTGAATAAGTAGCTCCTTCTGGTAAAGTGTAGTCATTTGGATTAATTGGCTTAGCTATTCGTTGAGCAATTAGCTTATAGATTGAATCGTTTATTTGAACATTCGCATAGAGTTCATTCAATTCATCTTCTGTAAGCATTGCTCGGATATTATCCATTGTCAGATTTTTCGGAAACTCATAGCCTTTACTTTCAGCGAATTCGACCAGCTCGGCTTTTGGTATATATCGAACTGACGAGTAATCTTTAGCTGATGAGCCAGATATCCTGCCTTCATGAAAATCCAACCATTCTTGACTTCGTTGTTCAAGGTCTAGGATTTTCATTTATCACCTCCTAGCTTTGCCTTTACCTCATCCTTAACGCCGACAAGTTCACGTGATAGCTTTGGATTAGCTCTGAGAATCTCAATATACTTCTCTTTTAATTCTCCTAGTGTTTTACAAGCTCGTAAGGCTTTTTCGGCAGTAGCTAAATCGGCAGACTCTTTGTCAGTTCTTTCTTTGAGCTTGCGTTCAAGGTTACCGTCGTCATCAGTATCGACAAGTAAATCAAGCATTGCTATGTATGAATATCTCTTCATATAAGTGATACCTGAGCCTTGCGTCTGCGGATTGTTAGGCGCACTTTCAACTGGTGCAATATCTTCAAGCACCTCACCACTTTCCAAGTGAATAAGCTTTGTTCTAATAGCCGTTTTAGTATCGATATGGCTAATTGTTTGCTTAACCATCAATCCACATTTCTCTAAATCTTCTCGTGTTTCACTAACTACAACATTGTAGTCTGCGTACTTGCTTTTGAAATACGGGTTTTCTTTTGAGGCTTTCACAAGTGGTGTTATTTTACGAAACTCTTGTAAAGCTTTGTATAATTCACTCATCGTGCCTCCTTTCTATAAAAATCTTAAATATCTTCCATTTGTATAAACTGACCACGCTTTATAGCCTTGTGATTTCCACACGTGATAAGCACAGTCAATATTTATTTCTGGGTTGTGCGAATCGCAAGCTTCTCGACCAGGTAAAATTCGTACCTGAAATAGAGAAACTGAATAACCATACGTTCTTCCGTTTTGTGTAAATGTCAGGCTTGTATCGCCTGTTGAGTTTTCATTACACGAACTTTCAGCTTGCATAATGGCTTTCATAACTCGCACGTCCCAATCGTATTTTTCAAGTAAAGGTTGAAACCTGTCGCAGCCGCCTACACGCCCTGCCTCCACAGCAGGTTTTTGAGGTGCAGGCGAGGCTTCAACCCTTGGTGCGGCTGTTTCCTTGAGCGATGACTGCCGCTTCGTCATCGCTACTGTTTTGACACTTCAACTTTCACGTTTTTAACGATTGTCGCAGCTTCAGCTTTGACTTGTTCAGTCTGATGCTTTTGATAGTACATACCGCCAATAAACGCGATAATTCCTGTAATTAAAATCGTAATTATGATAGTTTTGATAGTTTCAATATTAAGTTTTTTCATTGTTTTCTCCTTGTTTTGTTTTTTATTTTCTTTATTTTCTTTTAGGCTAGACATTGAATTAGCTCCTCTCTAGCGCAGATGTTTACAACTTCGTCCTCAATTCCATCACAATCTGGGTTCGGACAATAAAACTCAGGTTCGCCCTGACAACCACACCATTCAGCTTCTTTACCTGAACAGCAAGGTTGAATTACTTCTAGGTTATCGTGGTTGCAATACCACTCGTTATCAAAGAAATCAAAGCGATAACTTGCTCTAATTTGCTTTACGTTAATTTTCATATTTACTCTCAATCTGCCATTTGATATAATGGCTTTGTAGCCGCTCTTTTGAGCGGTTTTTGCTTTATACTGCCCACTTTTCAGCGCAGGTGTGGGAGACCTGTAGTGAGCAGCGCTGAGCGTTCGAAAATAAACAAGAACTACAAAGTTGTAATAAAACTTAACCCATCGAACGCCAGCTGAATTAAAAATGTGCTAGCGGCTATCAAACCGCTCGACGCTACTCACTAGACCAAATTGTTAAAATACGAACTTCTACACGTGTTACGCCTGAACCTGAGCAATCTGTCACGCTTGTATAATTTTCGTCGTACGCTCTTTTACGGTGTCGCTTACGTAATCGTAATAGTACAGTTTGTTAATTCTGCACGAGGCTATCAGATACGCATTTGACAACCTCGTGGAAATTAAAAAACACCACTTTCGTGATGTAGATAAAAAAAGAACCGCCATAAAGGCGGTGGTTTACAAAACCGTTGCTCTAGCCAACTGAGCTAAAGCGGCAAATGTAAAGGTGAAACCTTTATTATCTACAAAGCAATCATTGTAAAATTACTAAAGTCTTTCAACTTTGATACTCTTATCTTAGCAAACCGCGAGCGTTTTGTCAATATCTTTATTGAACATATCGTAGCGTTCTCTTAAATATTCGTTCGTAAAATGCATATACAATCTAGTGGTAGAGATATTTGAATGACCCATTAAAGGCTGGACGTCTTCAATTCTTGCTCCTTTTCGTAACATATTAGTAGCGAAACTATGTCTTAAAGTGTGCGCGCTTACTCTCTTTTTAATTCCAGCTCTTAGAGCGGTTTCGGATATCATCCTTGAGAGATATTGTCGGCTTAGAGGCTTCCCAAAAGAGTTTGTGAAAACAAAAACAGAGTCCACTTCTCTTTTGTGATGATATTCTCTAATAGACTTTTCAGTTAGATGATCGATAAACGTTACTCTTGGCTTTCCGCCTTTTCCTCTGGAAACTATAAGGGACCTTCTGTATAAATCATCCTCCTTGAGATTTAAGATTTCAGAAGCTCGCAATCCACTACTTAGTATCGTCATAATCAAGGCTTTATCTCTTAGATTTCTAGCTGATTTTATCAAGGCGAATTGTTCTTCTTCGTCTAAAAAATTAGCCTCGACTTCAACGGTTCTTGGTATTTCAATTGCCTCAGGTCTGATGTCTATAAGGTTTTTAGAGTACAAAAATTTGATAAAACTTCTAATGACTACAATTTTATTTTTGATAGTTTTCGGCTTGTAGCTTTTCAAAGATAAGGTGTCGATAAAGTTATCAATCATCAAAATATCTAAGTCGCTAACCGTATCGGCTTTTATCGATTTGATAAAGTCTTCAAGAATACAAATGTAAGTTGCCTTTGTCGTATTGGTAGCTTTACCATGCGCCTCTTTGTGCTTTACAAAATAAAATAATGCACGCTCCAACGTAGTACTTTTATCCATAATTCTCCCACAATTTAAGTTAAAATGTAGGATTTTGAGGTGCCCAACTAGTGTTGCTTTCAGACCACCCACACGGTCATCAACTCGGCAGTAGATATGGCTAAGTTCTTATTCAATTTTGCCATGTCTAGCCGTGTCTGCATAGTGTAAAATTCACAAAGTCCTACGTGTCGAACCTATCGTTTCTTGATGGTTCAATCACCTTAAGCTCCCTAAATTCAAAATGGTAAGATGTACCAACTTTACAACCGTACCTGTTGCGGTTTTTCTCTAAAGTAACGATGATATCATTCGGAAAATCTTTCATATTTCGTTCAACCATTAAGACGATATCCGCGTCCTGAGCAATATAGCTCGAACCTCGCAAGTCGTTTATCCCAGTCTTTCGTGTATGGCTGTCTGGTGCTTTTCGTGTATGACTGATTAGAATGATAGGAATCTGATGTCTAATTGCGTTCTTCTTTAGTTCTTTTGTTATATTTCCCAATTCTTCAGCGACGTTTTGGATTTCTCGCGTAAAGTAATGAAGATGATCAATCACTACTAATTCACAGTTGGCTTCTTCTTTGGCTTTTCGGACCAATCCGTCAATTGAGTGCCAGCTTAATTCATCGTTTTTTTGGAAAAATATGCCAGCCGCACACTTTTCGTATTCTGTTTCGCCAAGGATTTTTCTAAATCGCACGCCTGCTTCGCCGTGAGTCATTTCTAGAGTAACAAATAGAACAGATTTGTTTTGTTTAGCGACATTCGCCGCGATATTCATACTTAGGGCTGTTTTACCATTACTGGTAGCTCCTCCGATAACAGTTAGCTCTCCTGGCGCTAATCCCATTGTCATACGGTCAAGCACCCAGTTTCCTGTTCTTAATCCGATGATCTTACCCCAGTTCTTCATACGTTCTTCGATTTCGTCGTGATAGTCTGCCATCATCGTGAATTCGAGCTCTGCTGCTGCGGATTTAGCAGTTTTAGCAGACGCTCCAAGCACGTATTCGTAAAGGTCTAGTCGGTCGTTCGACTTCAGTGTGTCGATTTTAGATTTAAGATAGGTTAAATTGTCCACGTAGTATCTCCCTGATTTTTGATTTATGCCAATTTGCTTTGTCTTCAATGGTTTGGAATATCTCTTTGTAATTGTCGACATCGTGATTAATGTTAGATATGTCCTGTAACGTCATGTAATCGCTTCTGAGCGACTTTATCTCTTCATTGTGGTATTTTATCGTTTCCGCAACAAAATGCTCTGAGGCGTCCTCTAAATCGATTTTTAAGCCATCCATGAACCATCTCCCATTAACTCGTCTAGGTCTGCCATGCCTTCAGGCTGCTTTTTTCGCTTCGATAGCATGTTGTCTATCGTGGAGGCTCTGAGCAGATAGTCGCTTTTTAATTCGTTAATCTTCTTTGAGTGCCAATCGTCTTCAACGAGTATGTCTAATGCTTTACCGATTTCTTCTAACGAGAACCTTTTCAAAGTTTCTTTGTAGCCTCGTGGAAGTATTCGGAAATTACGTTTGGTTTTTTCGTTTAGTAGGTCTAATAGTTTTTTACTAACTTCACTATTAATATATATAGTGTTATCTTTTGTGTTATCTTTATGAACAACCGGATTATCCTGTTGTACAACGACCGGATTATCCTGTTCTTGAACAACCGGATTATCCTGTTGTACAACGACCGGATTATCCTGTTCTTGAACAACCGGTTTTTCCGGCTGATGAACAACCGGATTATCCTGTTGATGGGATTTCACGACTGTTGAATAAACGGCTAACGTACGTACTATTCGACCATACATCCTACGCTCGACAATATAGCCAGTCTCTCGTAATCGTTTACAAGCAGACTGAAGACCGTCTCGCCCCACACCACACAGCTGTTGTAACTCATCGGCACGCTTCCAGCATCCCTTTTCGCCAAAACTTGCTATTTCGGCGTAAAGGATTTTATCAGCAGCGGTTAGTCTTTCGTCTAACAGTAGCTTTTTTGGTAACCAAACGCCTGTAAACTGACGCTTTGGCTCGATTATCTGTTGTTTATCAAAATCATACATTGTCAGCTCTCCATTTCTTAATGGCTTCTGTCAATGGCGTTTTAATCTCAGAAATATGAACAATTTTCCCCATTTTTACCCTCTCTTTAAGCCAATGAAAAACTAGCACCTTCATTTTCCACAGGTGAAATTTTATTTTTGTGAAAAAAGTGTAAGAATTTGGTGCAAAACTCTTGACAGATTTTTCACGATTTATCGATTTTGAGTAAGAGGTTATTTTTAGACAAAGAAAACCCCAGTCAAAAACGACCGAGGTTATCAAATGCGTATCTGATATGTTCTTATATTAGCAAACTCTAGCGTAAAAGTCAATACTCACAAGATAGACTCTGCGACTCTATTATCATTCAGCGCTAACAACTCAGCACGAACTATTTCTGGTAATTTAATAATCCAATCTGGGTGGGTCTCATTTTATGGAAATGGCGGAAAGCAACAAGCTGTACAAGTTAATTTTCCTAAGAAGTTTAAGGAAGTATATGCAGTTATACCTGTCTTAATCGGATATACATTTAAGACGCCAACTTCGCCTGCGAGTTTCGACCAGAAAATTGGTGCTGGTACAAACATAGAATGTGGAGCATTTAATCAGACAGGTACTACTATCACAGCCTCAACCTCAGGCATTTTTGGTGGTGCTAACCACGGCATCTCTTGGATTGCAGTAGGTACTGTCTAATTACTTCTTTGTGTACCATAGAGTCACATAAGACTGAGCATAGCCACTCTGGTCAGCATATGTTTGAATATTTACGTTCGTGTTATCAGCGTATACTGTCACTGTATAAGCTTGTTGGTCAGCAGCGTGTGGCAGGTTAATTGTCGCACCAATTGAATTTTCTTTAGCAATACCCTGAATTCTAATCACTAAATCTAAATTAGAAATGTTGTGTGGCTTTTTGATAGTAGTTGCACGACCAAGTCCACCCATTATAAAAGTCTTTTGATAGATAGTCTTGCCATTTATCCATTTTTTACCAGTATCTACCTCAGTAGTCGTGTATTTATTATCTGGCATTGTCGTAAAGTCTATCTTGTCGGCTGTAACCGTTGAATTTTTCAACTTGCTACCAACAATAGCTCCGTCATTTACTCCAGTGCCGTCAGCTAAAGACGCTACATTAGCCATTTGATTATTATGGTCTTGAGCCGTGATTGTCGTCAGTGGCGTGAATACTATGTTTGGATGTGGTAAGCTCATTTTTCCTCCTTAAAAATATCGCCCGTTGGTAATATCATTGGCGAAAATTCTTCTGCAAAGACATTACTTAAAAGCTCCTCGTCAATCTTTTCTGCTATAGAATCTAAGAATTCATCAATAATAATTTCGCTTGGCTCTAATGTGCATAAAATGAGGCTGAATGGATGCTTGCCTTTCAGTTCGTAGTTTTTTGAGTAGTGCCAAATTATGCTAGGCGTAAAAACAGCGACGCCATTTTCTCGAACAGTATTTCCATTTGGTTGTTTATGAAGTCGATTTATATTTGGAATTGACGACCAAATAAACACCTTATTCAAATTTGATTTATCCATAGATATAATTTTGAGGTTTTATCGTGAGCATCAAAAACGCCCCCATTCTCAGAGGGTAAAAAAAGGCACCCCGAAAACGGAGTGCCCCACAATGACAGCTGCAAATCACAACAACTGCCCAGCTATCATACTACTTTTTAAGCGACTGCTCAAGGCGGTAGTTTATCTCACCAGTTATGCTGCGACCATTTTCAGCAGCAAGCACCACAAGCCGTTCGTATACTTCCTGCTTGATTCGTACGTTATAAACTGGCGTAGGTATCTCAACCTTAGATTTGATAATCTTGCCATTCTTTTTTACAATTCGATTCACTATTGGCATAACTTTTCCTTTCTTTAGAGCACCCTAGCGCCAAGCGAGGCGTTTGGTTTTATATTAGTTGTAAATCACTCTCTATCTGATAGGCGATCGCTTCCTGGTCTAACACCTCCTTTAATTCGTTGAGCGTGTTCATCACCTTTTGTCGTTCGTCTGATAGATAGAGTACTGCCGTTTCCTCTGCTTCACTTCTCCAGTATCCGATGACTGGATAGTCGAGAGTGAAAGCTTCGTGATTAGCGTTTACGGTTGATATTATCTTGTCGACCTCAAGTTCTTTAGTCTTGTTGTTGCTTCCGATAAAAGCTTTGATTGTGATTTGTTCTATCATTGTGTGCTCCTAATTGTTAATGTGCCTCGCTTGACTGTCTTTATTATAGCAAAGTTGTATTCATAATGCAAGCGTTTTACATACATTTTATGAAAAAAGTCAGAGATTTTTATTAAACCTGTGGAAAACTCACTTCCCGTAGAATACATAGCGATATTCTTTGTAAAGTCTGATGATAATTCGTTTTAACATAGCTTAATTTTACCAAATAAAAAAGCTACCGAGCTTGCAAACACAGTAGCTTAATCAAAGGTAGAGTTTCAGCTGTTCGGGATTTCCGAACAGCTCATAAACTAGCGTTAGATTATTTATTTTTGCCGTTTTTGTAAATACCAAACATCGTCAACAAGAACAGCCCCGCCGTGGCTAAAGCCCCGCTTATAGCGTTAATCTTTACATAAGGTTCGTCAGAAAGAATGGCAATTGCGACCTGTGGTGCTATTGCACTTGCGCCCAAGAGCAAGTCTCCGATGATGTAAACAACTAGTTTGGTTCGCTTACTAATACCTTTGATGATTTCCTGAGCTTCATCTGTCTCAACCAATCCCCGTGCTAGGTTAGCTTGTTCGGCGGTCACTTTTTCGATTGCTTCGATATCTTCTTTATTGAATACTGGTGTTGCCATTTTTTCCTCCTTCGGTTTATTATTTGGCACTTCCTGTGGTTTTTCTGATTCAGACGGCTTCGTATCCGGTTCGTTTGGTTTTGGTGTTTCTGGCTCTTCTGGTGGTGTTGGTGTGGTCACCTTACCCATGCTCCGCAACTCGTCAATGGATTTATTCGAGACATTAGCGTCTAGCTTCCCGTCATAGCCAGCAA